CTTCTCCATTGACAAGACTACCGTTACAGCGACTTCACGTGCTCTGAAAGCTGAATACACTCTTGAACTTGCTCAAGACTTGAAAGCTGTTCACGGTCTTGACGCTGAGTCAGAATTGTCTAACATTCTTTCACAAGAAATTATGTTTGAAATTAACCGCGAAGTTGTTCGTACAATCTATACAGTTGCTAAAGCCGGTTCGCCCGCTACCGCTACTGCCGGTACATTCAACCTAGACGTCGACTCTAACGGTCGTTGGTCTGTTGAGCGTTTCAAAGGCTTGTTGTTCAACATCGAGCGTGACGCTAACCACATTGGCCAAGACACTCGTCGCGGCAAAGGTAACTTCATCGTTTGCTCTGCTGACGTAGCTTCTGCATTGGCCATGGCCGGCGTGTTGGATTACGCTCCTGCATTGTCAACAAACTTGAACGTTGATGACACTGGTAACACATTCGCTGGTGTGTTGAACGGTCGTTTCAAAGTTTATGTTGATCCATATTCTGCCAACCTCGGTTCTGCTAACCAGTTCTACGTTGTTGGTTACAAAGGTACATCACCTTATGACGCAGGTATTTTCTACTGCCCTTACGTTCCATTGCAGATGGTTCGCGCAGTTGATCCTAACAGCTTCCAGCCAAAGATCGGCTTCAAGACTCGTTACGGTATGATTGCTAACCCATACGTTACAACTTCTGCTTCTGGCGCTGCTGATGCATCGACCTTTACAGCTAACCGTAACCAATACTATCGTCGTACTAAGGTTACTAACTTGATGTAATCTAAAGCCGTCGATAAGAACGGATCCCGGTAACGGGTTTAAAAGGGAGCCTAAAAAGCTCCCTTTTTTTCGTTATAAATATTGTAAAGGAAACAATAATAATGTTTACAGCAAATCTTTCAACAGTATTAAGTGAAGTTAGTAGTATAACATCTACCCCGGTCGCTAACTTTCTTAGACCTAATGCTTTTAGGTTCTCTATTAAAAACTTACCAGCCGTAGCATTTACGTGTCAGTCAGCTAATCTTCCATCTTTGACATTAGGATTTACCAGTCAACCAACACCTTTTCTTGATATTCCACACGTAGGAGACAAAAACGTTTTTGGAGATTTTACAATTCGGTTTTTAATTACCGAAGATATGTCAAATTACATTGAATTATATGAATGGTTAGTTGCACTTGGCTTTCCAACAGACTATAATCAATATAGAAATTTTACTGGAGAACGGTTAAATAGGTTTCCTTTTGTTAAAGATGCTTTTGGTAGCTCAATTGCAGTAGCTTATTCAGACGCAACTCTAACAATATTGGATAGTAACAACGTACCGAAGACTAATATACAATTTAAAGATGCTTTTCCTATTTCTGTAGAAGCTCTTGATTTTGATATTACATCTTCGTCGGTTGATTATTTCGTGGGTATTGCTTCTTTTAAATATAAACAATTTGAAATTGAAGTTTTATAATTCTTTTTTTGGAGCTAAAATATGGCAACTAAGCAAGTTCAACTTTCTGTTGAAGAAATTCGTAAAAATAAATTCTTTATCGCTACACCATGCTATGGTGGTCAGCTAAACGAACCTTACTTCCGTTCAGTCATCAAGATGATGACGTTCTTTAACGGTCATCAAATCCCTCTCGCCTTCGGTACTATTGCTAACGAATCCTTAGTTACTCGTGCACGTAATGTACTTGTAGCATATTTTCTAGCATCTGATTATACACACCTCATGTTTATTGATGCTGATATTGAATTTCAGACCGAAGATATCTTGAAGCTTTACGCTCATAAGAAAGATGTTGTTGTAGGTGCGTATCCTAAGAAGGGTGTTGCGTGGGATAAGATTAGAGCTAATTTAACTGATCCTGCTAATAAAAACAAAGAACTATCCGATCGTGATATGGCATCTTTTGGTTCTGACTATGCTATTAATTTTAAGTTTGTGGATAAAGAGTCAAAGACAATTGGTGTAGAGAATGGTCTTATTAAATTACATGATGCCGGTACAGGGTTTATGATGATTAGCCGCGAAGCTATTCTTAAGATGATTAAAGCCTACCCTGAGCTTAAGTATAATAACGATGTTAATATTAATAATGAATCGCTTAAAGATCATTTCTACGCATTGTTCGATACTATGATTGACCCTATTGATCGTCGTTACCTATCTGAAGACTATACGTTCTGTCGTCGTTGGCAAGAAATTGGTGGTGATGTTTGGCTTGATCCATCTATCTCCTTGAACCACTACGGTCACTTCTGTTTCCAGGGTAATCCAGAAGCTATTATCAACTTTGGACCACAACCTGAAGAAAAAAGAGAAGAAATTCTGACGTTAGATCTTCCGGAATAAAGTTAACTTAACTATATTATGAAGCTAAGTGAATTGACAGAGGAATGGTCTAAGGACGCTCCTATCAATGAGACAAACCTAGGGCACGAAGCTGCCCGAGTTCCTATTCTACACTCCAAATACATCACTGTAATGTCCACCACAAAACTCCAACTCCGTAAGGCGGAGTCTGAGTATCTTAACACCAGACGTATGAAATACAAATACTTCAGGGGTGAGATGACTAAACAGGAATTAGAGGATGAAGGTTGGTCTCAATATCAAGGTAACAAGCCATTGAAGAACGAAATGGATGAATTACTTGAATGTGACAATAAGTTGATTGAGCTACAAGATAAGATAGAGTATTTTAAGACTACTATCTATACGCTAGAGCAAATAATCAGATCACTTAACTCTCGTACCTGGGATATTAAATCGGGTATTGAGTGGGCTAAGTTTACTAACGGTATGATGTAATGGCCGATATAGCAATCAAAAAGAAAAATGAAGTTTACTTAACTGTACATGCTGATCCTTCTATTGCACAGGAACTGGTCGATCACTTTTCTTTTGATGCTCCGGGTGCTAAGTTCCATCCCCTCTTTCGTAACAAAATATGGGATGGTAAGATTAGACTTTTTTCTATGTTTACAAAAGAGCTGTATATTGGCTTACTTAGCTACTTAGAGCACTTTGCAGAGGTTAATAATTATAAGATAGACTATGAACAGTATCACATGCAAGCTGATGCTGTTACACCTGAAATAGTAAAGGATTTTGTAAATGAACTTAACTTATCATTGCCCGGTGGCGAGTCCATCAGAGATTATCAGCTCGATGCGATTTATAGATCAATTTTCGACGCAAGACGTCTTCTTTTGTCCCCAACTGGTTCCGGTAAGTCTCTCATCATCTACTGTTTACTCCGTTGGAATGAAACGTTTGGAAGGCGGCAACTTATCCTGGTCCCTACAACCTCTTTGGTCGAACAAATGTACGCCGATTTCCAGTCTTACTCTCAAAACAATGGATGGAAAGTATCAGAAAATTGCTCACGTATATACTCAGGCCATACTAAAGAGAACCTCTTACCAATAGTAATTTCTACTTGGCAATCTATTTACGAATTACCTAAGAAGTTCTTTGAGAACTACCAGGTAGTATATGGAGATGAGGCGCATACATTTAAGGCTAAATCCTTAACTGGCATCATGCATAAGATGGTTAATACACCTTATCGTATTGGTACTACTGGTACGCTAGATGGTACTAAGACTCATAAGTTAGTACTTGAAGGTCTATTTGGTTCTGTATACAAGGTAACCTCAACCAAGCAGTTAATGGATAATGATCAGCTTGCCGAGTTAAAGATCTTTGGTCTGGTACTTCAGTACCCTGATGATGTTAAGAAAGCTTGTAAAGATAATAAGTACCCCGATGAGATGACTTTTCTTTGCGGGTATGAGCCTAGGAATAAATTCATTCGTAATCTTGCTCTCAGCCAAACAGGTAACTCGTTAGTACTATTTCAGTATGTTGAAAAGCACGGACAAATACTTTTTGATATGATTAAGGCTAAAGCCGGTGATAGAAAAGTATTCTTTGTCTTCGGGGGTACAGAGACTGCTGATAGAGAAGATATTAGACGGATTACCGAACAAGAGAACGATGCTATTATTGTTGCCTCATACGGTACATTCTCTACAGGCATAAATATTAGGAACCTTCACAATATTATATTTGCATCACCAACAAAATCTAGAATCAGAAACTTACAGTCGGTGGGTAGAGGTTTAAGAAAAGGTGATGCCAAGACACATTGTAATCTATACGATATTGGTGATGATCTGACTTGGAAAGCAAGAAAGAACTATACCTTGTTACATATGATCGAGAGAATTAAGACCTATAATGATGAGCACTTCGACTACAATCTAGTAAAGGTATCTCTAAATGTACTGTAAGTTTTTAAAGTTAACCAGCGGAGAGAATTTAATTGTCTCTACTGAAGACGAATGTAATGAGTTAGATAAAAAAAGTTATATTGAAGTATCAGAACCAGTTGTAATTCACTCTATGAAAATGCCTTATGCAGGAGGCTTTATTGAATCATATATTATGCAGCCCTGGCTTAAAATGGCTACAAAAGAAGTTTTAAAGCTCCCAGTACGTAATATTATTATTGCAACAAATTTAATTGAAAAAGCAGAATCTCAATATAAACAATTTATAATTGAGTATGAAAGTTTTGAAATGGCTACAGAAGAAGATATTGATGAATCACTACCTTGTGATATCGATATAGATGGAAATGAAATTACTGAGGAGGATGACAATGATAGTTGGACAAGTAGTCCCGATAGGACCTACCACTGAAAAGAAAGCACCAGCACACTACGTAGACAACAAAAAGTTTTTCGAAGCTTTAGTTGAGTATCGTAAACTGGTTCTTGAAGCAGCGGCTAAGGGTGAAGAGAGGCCGAGAGTAACGGAGTATATTGGGGAATGCTTTCTTAAGATAGCTACCCACCTCTCATATAAAGCCAACTTTATTAACTATACCTATAAAGATGATATGATATCAGATGGTATCGAAAATTGTCTTACAGCAGTTATTAAGTTTGACCCCGAGCGGGGTATGAACCCCTTTGCTTACTTTACACAAATTACTTTCTTTGCATTCGTAAGGCGGATTCAGAAGG